AAGGCCGCGGAGAAGTTTAAAAAGAAAATGAAGTCTGGTAATGTTCTTGGATATACCGTTGCTCATCAAGAGTTCACTATTTTTCGTAATGAAAAAGAATGGGATGATTCAGTCAAGCATGCTAAAGACATGAAGTGGATTCGTGTGGACTAAAGAGATATGGCATTTAATTTTCGACCAAAGAATGCTCAAGAAATTCGTAGTAAGAAAAAACCATATGGTGAGGAGGCCGCAGATATATTTAGTTTTATAAAAAAAACATATGGTGAGATTATTATATTAGATCCTGCTAAAAATTTTTCTCAGATGAAAGTTCCAAGAGTAGTTAAAGATAAACTTGATATAAATGCACTAAAAAAGGAAATAAAAAAAGTAGTAGATATAAAAGGTCTTGATATAGGTTTTGGTAATGGTTCGGGTTCTGGTGGTTCTTCAATGAACGCACAAGAAACTGCTAAACAAGAAAATGCAACTAGATTTGTATGTGAGCATTATATTGAAAAAGGTAAAATGCCACCAGCAAAATCAATTCAGAAGATATATCCTAGTTATGATGAAGGATGGGCAACAACTTTTGAGATGCAGGCTACAGCATTAAAAAAATGGTTAAAGACTAATAAGGGTTATGAGTATTCACGCGATGATGGTATTATGCCTTATCTTGAAAAAATCGCTTTAACTAAATGTGGAGTAAGAACAAAAGATAGTTGGAATCCAGCAGATATATACATTGTTAAAAAAACTAAAGTTAAAACTATCAAAGACAAATTAGAAGTTATTGGTGATATGCCCAATAAAGAAAAATCTGAGAAATTAGATGCGTTAAATGAATATATGAAAGCCTTATTCATAAAAAGAGAATTGGTTGGTATATCTTTAAAAAAATTAGGTAAGTCTGTCAAATTAGAAGAAACAAATGTCAAGGGAAACAAACTAGAAAAAATTACTTTAGTAAAAAATAGTTTTAATTGTAATTTAACTTTAGATAAAAAAGGTGAGTTTACAACAGGTGAATTATCATTTTCATTAAATGTAGATAAGGCTGTGGTTAATGTTCAAGTTAGAGCATTTTCTGGTGGTGTAAGAGAATCAACCCAAATGGATATGACAGGTTCAGGTGCTGCAGCTAAACTTGGAAAAGTATCTGCAACAGAAGCTATTGATCCTTATTTATCTAAACATGGATTAAAAAGAAGAATGGGAAGTAATTTACCGAAAGTCGGAGAGTGGAAACAAGATGATATTGACTTTTATGTAAAGGAACAAACAAAATTAAAACAATATTCTATTATGAATAATTCTGTAAATTTTGGAGAGGAAGAATGGTCTGTTTCATTTGCTAAAGCAAGACATAACGAAAAAAAGAATGATAGGACAGCATCACAATTATCTGCTAAATTACAATGTTTTAGATGGATAGATATACTTAAAACAATAGATAATAAGAAAAAATTAAATCAGTTTTTAAATGTTTTATATAACGGTGCCAAAAAGCAATATGCTTCAGCAGGACCATTTTTAAAAATTTCTTAGGAAGATATAATGAGTGATGCCTGGGAAAAAGCTTTCAATGAAGCTTGGAAACCAACTGTCCCTTGGGGGTCATGGAAACCAAAGAAACCAAAAAAAAGATTTGTTAGTGAAATAAAAGATCCAACAGGCCACGTTGAGAATAAAGAATGGGAATTTGCTGCTTATGGTTATGTACCATTAGCACCCTCTTTGTTAAAAGATATGGAACATGATGTTAAGGGTGTTTATCATGTTACAGATGTTAAGGGTTATTTTAAACTTGAAAGTATTGAAGGTAGACGAATAGATATTCCTTGCTTTACCAAAGGTTCTAGGAGTATTTTAGGATTACTTACAGATGCAGAAATATTAGTTACATTAAATGGTAAAGCGTCTGCTTTTTTTGAAGGTGATGTAAATACTTATCTTGATCGAAATGGTTTAAGATGGTTATCTACTGTAGGACAAGGAGATGTATCAAAGTCAATTAATGATATTGTATATGAATTTTCAATGACAATACTTCCTGAAGTAGTAAAAGAATTTGGTATTCAAAATACAGAGAAATCTAACCTACAGATAGACGTAGGAAATTTTATATATGATAAAGATGGTAATACGAAAAGAAAGTTTATGAGGTTCTATTATGACAAAGCAAAAAAACTTGTTAGAAAACCATTAATAGATAAAATAAATAGAGCATTAGGTTGGAGAAATAATCAAAATCTTTCTCATAACGAAATTCTCGTACATGATTTTAAAATCGTTAATACCAAATTAATTGTTTCAGAAGAATCTATTAAATCAGACCGAATGTTCGAGCAAGCAAGAAAAGAAGATTTGCTTCATTGGGATACAATACAAGCAAGTGATGTAGCTAATTTGAGAAAAAGATGACCGAAACTCTTATAAATATGAGGAGAGATTATGCAACAAGTTGTTAATAACAAAACAGAGCGAATCAAGCATGTGACTTCAATTGGTGATTCCTCACGGAGTAAGCCAAAAAACAAGCATAAAAGAAGAAGCTGGAAACGATATAGAGGACAAGGAAAGTAAATGGCTGTAATATATACAAAGGGACTTTCATCACATACTAGAAGTTGGGCTGATCTGGATTTGGATTTTACTAGACATCCTGTAACTAAAGATATTACTAAAAAGACAAATGTTGAAGCTGTTAAAAGAGCTGTTAGAAATATTATATTAACTAATCAATATGATAAACCATTTCATCCAGAGATTGATGGAGGTGTAACTAGACATTTATTTGGATTATCTACAGCACATACAAAACATGATATTGCTATGGCAATTGAAACTTGTTTAAAAAATTATGAGCCTAGAGTTATTTTAAATGATGTATCAGTCACAGGAGATTTAGATAAAAATGGATTTCATGTGTCTATATTTTTTAGAGTAATTAATTCACCAGAACCAATTGAAGTTGGCTTATTTTTAGAGAGGGTACGATAAATGGCAAGTAATAAATTAAAAATTACAGATTTAGAATTTGATGATATTAAATCAAATTTAAAAAGTTATCTTTCATCACAGAGTCAATTTCTTGATTATGATTTTGAGGGAAGTGGTATGGATGTATTGATGGATGTTCTTGCATACAATACTCACTATATGGGTTACTATGCAAACATGGTAGCTAATGAAATGTTTATGGATTCTGCTTCACTTAGAGAATCTGTTGTTTCTCATGCAAAACATTTAAATGTTATTCCGGCATCTGTTACAGCACCGGCAGCTCTTTTGAATATGACATTTACTCCTGCTGGTTCTCCCGTTTCTCTTACGATTGCAAAAGATACAAAATTTACTACAAGTATTAGTGGACAGAGTTATACTTTTACAACTACTGCTGCTAAAACAATTTATCCTATTGCTGGTACTTATTCAATTACCAATTTAGAAATTAAAGAAGGTAAAATTCTTAATAAAGCATATACAGTTAATTTAGCAGATCCTACTCAACGATTTATTATTCCTAATGCAAATATTGATACTTCAACAATATCTGTACAAGTACAAAATTCTGCAAATGATACAGCAGTTACTACATGGACAGATGGTAATGCTTTTGATGTGACAACGATTACTTCCACACAAAAAGTTTATTTTCTTCAAGAAGTAGAAGAAGGAAAATATGAAATATTATTTGGTGATGGTGCTGTTGGTAAACAACTTGCAGATGGTAATATTATTTTTATTGAATATTTAGTTACAAAAGGTCTTGAAGCAAATCAAGCTAGTTCATTTACAGCAGTTGGAACAGTTGCTGGTTTATCTTCAGGTAATTATAGTTTAACTGTTGCATCTGCCGCAACTGGTGGGTCAGGTGCAGAAACAATTTCTTCTTTAAAAAATAATGCACCTAAATTATATCAAGCACAAAAACGATCTACGACTAAAGATGATTATAAAGCAATTTTATTAAATGAACGATCTGATATAGAATCAATTACTGTTTATGGTGGTGAAGATGCAAGTCCTCCTGTTTATGGTAAAGTATATATAGCTGTTAAACCTCTTGGTAATACAGTATATAGTACAGCAACAAAAGATGCAATTAAAACAACTATTTTGAAAAAATCAAATGTTGTAACTGTTACACCGGAAATTGTTGACCCAATCTATTATTATTTACTTATTACTACAACAATTAATTATGACCCTGTTACTCTTTTAACATCAGAAGATGTTTTGAAGTCTGCTATTGATACTTCAGTTAGAAGTTATATTACTTCTGATTTACAAAAATTTGACCAGAAATTTAGATATTCTGCATTAACTAAAAAAATAGATAATACTAATACTGCAATTAGAAATAGTAAAACATCTATTAAATATCAGATGTGGATAACACCTGTAACATTGGAAACTGTTTCAACATATACTATGGAATTTAATGATCCGTTAACTAAAGGAACTCTAACCAGTACATCATTTACGGCTAGTGATGGTAATACATATTCCTTAGTTGATGATAGTGCTGGAGTGGTTAAAGTTGCTAGGTCAACATATACAAGCAGTACAGATACAACAACTGTTGATAGTCCAGCAGTATATTTTACTTTACCAGATGGTTCACAGAATCAGGGAACAATTGATTATGATACTGGTAAAGTCGTATTAAGTAATTTTAATCCTTATACAATTTCTGATGAAACTGCTAATATTAAAATGACTGTAACACCGTCTGTTAATAATCAAGATATTACTCCTTTGAGAGAACAAATATTAACAACTGATGCGAATGATGCATCAGCAATTTCCATTACTATGGTTGCAGAAACAATAATCTAAGATGGCAAGTAATCCTAATTTACCAATACATCCTTCATTTGATGAACGGATTTCTGTTCGTGTCGAAGGACAGTTACCAGATTTTGTCAAACAAGACCATGCTACATTTGTAGCTTTCTTGGAAGCTTATTATGAGTATATGGAACAAACTGGTAAACCCTATGAGATTATTGGTAATCTTAGAAATTATTTTAATATTGATAAAACAGTTGATGATTTTCTACAATACTTTAAAACACAATTTGGTAAAGATGTTCCAGAGGCAGTATTTGCCAATGCAAACAAACCATCTGTTTTAAAACATCTCAGAGATTTCTATCGTTCCAAAGGTAGTGAAAAATCATTTCAGTTTCTTTTTCGTTTATTGTATCAAGAGGAGATCGAGTTTTATTATCCTTCTGTTGATATGCTTCGTGTATCAGATGGTCGATATACTAAAGATAAAATTTTAAGATGTATTGATACTAGTGGAACGGCAGCTGTTTTTGATTTTACAGGTGAAACTATTACGGGTGGAACATCTG